TATTTTGTACTTTTACAAAGAAAGAAGATCTGGAGATTACAATTAACGACATAAAAAGTCGATATGAAGTGATATATTCCAAGATATTTGTATTAGAGACAAATAATGACAACGAATACGTATGTACTTACAACATTGACAGTGAAAATGTCAATAAAAACAACGTATTGCCTAATACTATATTGATGCATAGGAGAAAGGAGTGCAATGTTCTATACACTATAAACTCCTTGAACAAACTCATAGAGTCTTTAAACAACGGTGTTAGAGACAATAACTATAAAGTTAATTGGAAGGATTATGAAAATAGCATTCTCCTTACCCAGAACAACCAGTTTGTTCAGTTAAAGACTAAAATCCACAACATAGTAAACGTGGATAAGTCTTCCAAAAAATAAATTTGGTTTTATCCAAATACTTTTTATCTTTGTTTTTCACTTAAAAATTAAGTTATGTCCAAGATTGATTTGATCAAAGAAAGACTGAATAAGCTTCAGTCGAAGAATGCAAGCGGTGGTTATGAAAAGATTGATTACACCACAATTTTCTGGAAACCAAAATTAGGAAAGCAAGTAGTCAGTATCCTCCCCAGGAAGTCCAACAAAGATTTTCCGTTCTCAGAAGTATCTTTTCATCAGTACAACATCTTTAAGAAGAATGTTTATTGTTTGGAGAATTTTGGAGAAAAAGATCCTGTTGTTCAACTTGTACGTGAACTGTACGATGAGAATACAGAGAGTAGTAAAGAGTTGGCTAGAAAACTTAAACCTCGTCTCAAATACTTTGCACAAGTACTTGTACGTGGAGAAGAAGGTTTCGGAGCTAGGTTGTGGGAGTTTAACAAGACTACTTACGAAAAGCTTCTTAGCATCATGGCTGATGATGACTTTGGAGATGTGTCAGATGTTACTCAAGGTACAGATCTTACTGTAGAAGGTTACAATGATGTAATTAAGATTGGAAAAAGGGATGTAAATTACATAGCTGTAAACATAACACCAAAAAGAAACATCTCTCCTATTTCTGAAGATGCCTCCCTTGTTGAAAAGGTTTTAGGTGCCCAAAAAGAAATTACCGAAGTTTATAAAAAATATAGTTACGATGAAGTTAAAAAAATGCTTCACGATTATATCAACCCTCAAGAGCAACCTTCTGAGGAAGTAGTAGAAGTAAAGAAAGAGCAAATCACAGAAGAGCCTCCTTTTGAAGGCCCCTACAAATCTGCTGCTGATTATGTAGCACCTGCTAAGAATAGTGTAGCTTCCAAGTTTGACGATTTATTCGGAGAAGAAGAAAATTAAAATTTAAAATATGGCAGAATCAAAAAACATTAAGGGCGCTGTAGCTAGCGCTCTTCAGAAAGGTGCGTCCTTTAATTTAGATAACTTTAAAAAATCTAAGAATCTAACTGAAGGAGTTAAGTATAAGAAGCAAGAGTGGATACCATTGTCTGAGGCTTTTCAAGAAGCTATAGGACTTCCTGGACTTCCTCATGGACATGTTATAACATTGAGAGGTCATAGTGATACTGGAAAGACTACTGCTATGATTGAAGTAGCGGTGAGCGCTCAAAAGATGGGAAAGCTTCCTGTGTTTATTGTGACAGAGATGAAATGGTCTTGGGATCACGCTAAGATCATGGGATTTGATGTTAAAGAATCTGTAGATACAAGCACAGGAGAAATCTCTTACACAGGTAATTTTATCTATGTAGATAGAGATCATTTGTCTACTATTGAAGATGTTGCTGCTTTTATTATGGATCTTTTGGATGAACAAACTAAAGGAAACCTCCCAGTTGACTTAGTATTTTTATGGGACTCAGTAGGGTCTATACCATGTAGACAATCTGTAGAATCTAATAAAAATAATAATGAATGGAATGCTGGAGCAATGTCAGTACAGTTCGGCAACTTCGTAAACCAGAGAATTATTAGATCCAGAAAAGAAACATCTCCATATACAAACACTTTGGTAATCGTTAATAAGGTATGGGTAGAAAAACCTTCTGTTCCTATGGAAATGCCTAAGATGAAGAACAAGGGAGGTAATACAATGTTCTTAGACTCTACTGTAGTTGTAACTTTTGGTAATGTAACCGGAGCTGGTACTAATAAAATAAAAGCTACTAAAAATGGTAAAGAAGTTGAATTTGCGAAGAGGACTAAGGTATCTGTCGATAAGAATCACATTACTGGGGTTACTTCTCTTGGTCGGATTATTGCAACCCCTCATGGGTTTATTATTGATGATAAGAAGTATATTGACGCTTATAAAAAAGCACATTCTGCTGAGTGGCTCAAGATTTTGGGGAGCGATGACTACGATGTCATTGAAGAAGAAGACAACGGAAGCATAGTAGACAACACCCCTGGTGATGAATAAAGAAAGACTCTTAGATATATTCTCTAGAATTAATAAAGATGAAAAACCAAAAAACCTCCATCACAACAGCAGAGTGTTAATAGTGGACGGTATGAACACCTTCCTCAGAAGCTTTGCTGTTGTTGATAGGGTTAATCTCATAGGAAATGAGATAGGAGGATTAATTGGTTTTCTGAAGTCTCTTGGACATGCAATCAAACTGTTAACACCGACTCGCGTAGTAATCGTCTTTGACGGTGAAGGCGGGTCGGTAAACAGGAAGTATCTTTATAATGATTATAAATCTAATAGAGATACCGGAAGAATTATGAACTATAAATCATTCAATAACAAGGATGATGAGGATAATTCTAAGTACAATCAAATGTCTAGATTAATTCCTTATTTAGAATGTTTGCCTTTATCGTTAATGTCCTTTGATAAGCTAGAAGCGGATGATGTGATTGGGTACTTATCAAATAAGATTTACGAAGAGTACGATGATTCTATAGTGCATATAATGTCATCAGATAATGACTTTATTCAATTAGTAAATGATCGAATCAATGTATACAGTCCTACAAAGAAAAAGATATATGAAGTAGAAAATGTTGTACAGGATTTTGGAGTACACCCCAATAATTTTTTAATATACAAAACCTTAGTAGGAGACACTTCTGATAATATCCCAGGAGTTCATGGTGCAGGAGAAAAAAATGTAATAAAGCTTTTTGAATTTGTATCTAAGCCTGAACCTAAAACTTTACAAGATGTTTATGAAGTTTGTTCTAATCCTCCTAAAAATTCAGTAGTTTATCAGAGAGTTATAAACGTTCAAAAACAATTAGAAATTTTCTATAAGTTAATGGACTTGAAAGATCCTAACATATCCGATGAATTAAAGGAACAGATTTTAGAAGAGTATCATAAAAAAACTCCTCTACTAAGAAAGTTTGATTTTATAAAACTATACCATCACGACAGAATGGGAGGGGCCATACCTAATTTAGAAACATGGACTACTCTATTTTCATCGTTGAATAATTATTAACAGTTATGACGGCAAATAAATTAAATCAGTATGGGCATCAGTTCCAGATAAAGGTTCTGTACTCACTACTAAACGACAAAGCATTTTTACAAAACATAGCAGATGTAATAACTGCAGAGTACTTTGAATCTGCTGCACATAAGTGGATTATAAAAGTTATTCTAGATTATTATTCTAAGTACCATACCTACCCTACAATGGAAGTTCTTAAGATTGAACTTAAGAAGGAGGAAAACGAAGTACTTCAAATATCTATTAAGGAAGAGTTAAAACAGGCTTACACCGCTACTCAAGATGATATTGATTATGTAAAGGAAGAGTTTTTCAACTTCTGTAAAAATCAAAAGCTTAGAGACGCTTTACTATCCTCAGTAGATCTTTTAAAGACTGGAGAGTTTGAAGGAATTAGAAAGATGATCGATGAAGCATTGAAAGCAGGTAATGAAAAGAACATAGGACACGAATACGACAAGGATGTAGAGAGTAGGTTTAGGGAAGAGGAGGATAGAAAGATACCGTTCCCTTGGAAAGTGTTTAATGACATTACGGATGGGGGAGTAGGCGGTAGTAACCTAATGCTTCTCTTTGCGCCTCCCGGCATAGGAAAGTCTACCGTAGTTTGTAACATAGCTTCCCACTGTATTAAAAACGGGTACAACGTTGTGTACTATACTTTGGAGTTGGATGAGAGATATGTAGGTAAAAAGATAGATTCTATCTTGACAGGCATAGAAGTAAAGATGCTTAAGTTCCACAGAAAAGAAGTAGAGTCAGCAATTAAAAGTCTTAAAGGAAGGATAGTGATTAAAGAGTACTCCCCAGGAAGAGCTTCTCTAGGTACTATAGAATCTCACCTAAAGCAATTAGAGGCTAATAACGACTTTATTCCAGATTTGGTAATAATAGATTACCCTGATCTTTTAAAGGCTAGAAGAACCCGTAAAGAGGCTAAGGAGGAGTTAGATGACATCTATACAGATCTAAAAGGAATGGCAAAGGATCTTAAGATACCTTTTGTGTGTCCTTCTCAGATTAACAGGATGGGTGCCAAGGATGAGATAATAGAAGGGGATAAAGTGGCAGGTAGTTTTCAAAAGATGATGATTGCTGATTTTAGCGTATCTTTATCTAGAAGACGAAAGGATAAGATAAACGGGACCGGAAGATTTCATATTATGAAGTCTAGGCTTGGGCCTGATGGCATGACATACTCAGCAAAGATAGATTTAAATAAAGGGTTTATAGATATATCTGAAGATCTTTATGATGAAGAAACTGAAGGTCAGGAAGAAGGGGGAAAGGGGGATTTCAGTTCAGATGACATATCTACTTTGAAAAGAAAGTTTAGCAACAGTTAAATTCATAAGCATGTTAAACATCTATAAAAAAATCCGAGCATTTTAAATTTTTTTTCTCTCTGTACTATGTATTTATTTTTGCTCTCTAAAATTTTTTAATAAACACAACTATGGAATTAGGATCAGAAATCTTAAGTCAAATTACTATTTTTTCCAAGTACGCTAAATATTTACCAGAAGTACAAAGAAGGGAAACATGGGATGACATTGTAACTAGGTACGAAGTAATGCTAACGCAGAAATTTCCTAAATTAAAAAAGGAAATAGTAGAAAACGCAGAATTCATAAGACAAAAAAAGGTTTTGCCTTCTATGAGAGCTTTGCAATTTGCAGGCGCTGCTGCGGAAGTAAACAACGCTAGAATTTATAATTGTTGCTATCTCCCTATGGATAGCGTACATTGCTTTTCTGAGTCTATGTTTCTTTTGTTAGGGGGCACAGGAGTGGGATATTCCGTTCAGTTTCAACACGTTGAGAAGCTGCCAGAAATTATAAAGCCTACAAAGGCTAAAAGATTTTTGATTCAAGATAGTATTATTGGATGGGCTGATGCAGTAAAGGTTTTAATGAAATCTTATTTCGGCAAAGGACCTAGGCCTATTTTTGACTATAGGGATATTAGACCAAAAGGAGCTAGATTGATCACAGCGGGAGGTAAGGCACCTGGCCCTGAACCATT